TATGCAGTTGAGCTAGTACCAATGATTGGGAACTGTGCACTTTTGCCCGAACTAATAGTCCGAACTGTGTGCAAAGTTTCAAACACCGTTGACTTACGGAACGATGAAAGCACTTCTCCTGAAAATACTTTTAAAAAAAGTGCGTCGAAGCTGGTGCCTGTTGCGTTGACAAGACCCAGCCGTGAGGCTGTGAAGTTAGCCATGAGGCTTAAAAGAAAGATTGGGTTGCACCCGACCAGTCTTCTTAGCTCACAGGGTGTCCTCCGCAGAGGGCCAGTGCGCCAGATGAATGTCTAGGTAGACAGATTGTAAGCAGTAAACAGCCCAATAAAAAACCCTTGGGTACTTAAGCCAAGGGTCAATGTGTGTGAGGCGGGCTCTCTCGGCCCACCTAATTAAAAGACAGCAGAGCGGCTTAGCTGCTTTTCTACTGCTTTTCTATAGGCAGGGTCGCTTGCATAGCGAGGGTCATTCATTGCCTCAATCACTTGAGCTGTTGACTCAAACTTGCTGCCGCTGCTGCTGCTTGACTTGCCGCCTAACAGCTGTGGTTCGCGGCCTTCGCTTGCTGTGTACTGAGCGTAAAGCCCAGCAATGGCAAGGCGAATTTGTGCGCCGTCGTTGCTGCCTTGAACGATGCGATTGAACGCAGCGATCTCGTCAGCCTCCATGTTCTCTGCAGCCCACGTAGTCATCTCGTCGTACTGATCGGTGCCACCGAACTCAGTCTTGATTTGAGATACCTGCTGTGCGTTGAGTGCGCTGTCTTGAGCAGCGTTGTACTGCAGACCGGCCAAGTAATTGTCGACCATGCTGCGACTAAAGCCAGCTTTCTCAAGCTCGCCATAGTCATCGTCCTGCAGCATGCCGCTCTCGGCGTACCGAGAAGACATGTCGCCAAAGTCAATGCCAGCTTCTTCGAGGCGGCCGCCAATAACTTCGCCGTAGATCTCCTTAGCTGATTGCTCTTCGCCCTCAGCTAACTCCTGCTCCGGCTCGTTGTCAGCTTTGCCTTGCTGGCTTTCAAGTTCTTTGTAGCCCTTAACTAGCTCGTCGACAGTTTTGTATTTGCCGGCAAACAGTTGCTCTTCGCCCTGGATCTCGACGTTGTCGTTATCAGTAAGGGCTGCTTGATCTTTAGGCGCCATCGCTGGCGCCGGTTCGTTAGCGATAACTACAGGTTCAGGCATAAGTCTCAGGAAATTTGGATGACGCCTTTGTCGTCGACAGTCACTTCAGGCATTGACGCTGACTGTCCCTGTGATTCATCAACTGCTATGTCGATGACTTCAACTTGCTTGTCCTCCTTCGGCGACGGCGTCTCCGTCGGGGAGTTGGTTTGGGGTTCCGGCGTCGGGGTTGCCGTCTTCGAACTGCGGGCCATAGGGTGCTCCTGGTTGTGTGTAGTTTTTAGCTGCTTGCGTAGCGGCGCCAGACTTGAGGCCCTCCATCAACATCTGTTGTTGTTGAGCTTCTTGCTGTGCTTGCGCTGCAGCTGCGCGCTCATTCTCTAACTGCTCGGGCGTTTTAACAAGGTTTGTTGTATCAATGCTGCCGCTTGCAGCCAGCCGACGTAACGCTTCGTCGACATTGATGTACTCAGCCATGATCTCTGGGCCAAGAACTTGCTGTGCAGTTGTGATGAACTCAATCAACTTGTTCTTGTCATCGCCGCGGCCAATTGCCTCAAGCCCAGTAACAGGCTTAGGGCTAACTAAAGCCTTGCCGCCCTGCCCTTTCGGGAACGGGGGCAGCTTGCGTTGACGCTGCAAGATGTGCATCAGCCGCCGCACCAGGGGCAGCTGCAATTCCTGGGTCAGAATTGAATAGAGTCCTGCAGTGCCGGCGTTCAGCTCCTGACTCATAAAGCGGATTTCTTCCGCAGTCACACGCTCACCCGGTCGCTGAATAGCGGTGTGCAGCATGAAGGCATACTGCAGTCGCTGCTCAATGCGCTCGATAGTGGCGTTAGCAATCTGCATGTCGGCCCCCTTCTGGGTTTGCACGACAGTCACGTCTGACGCTGACCCCTGAACGATTGCACCATTGGCTGCGTTAGCCAGGGTGCGTGGCCTGGTCATGCCGTTGGGGTTGACCAAGAAGATTGCCTTGGCTGCTGCAGCTGACGACTCCAAGATTGCTTGGCTCAGATTCTCAAGCGCAAGCAAGTCGCCGTAATACTGCTCGACGTAACTGCGTCCGTACTCCTCGCTTTCTACGCGGTCAAATCGCAGGCTGATCCAAGGGGTGGCTTCTTCCTTGCACATGCCGTGTGTGCCTGGCACCTCTTTGCCTTTGACCTCTTGATACCAGTGGCACTCACCTTCGTAGAACTTGACGCAGGTGTAGACCTTGACTGTCTTCTTGCTGCTTGCGTCGCTGTACTCTCCTTCCTCCTCTTCGTCGTTTAAAAATCCTTCGGGTAATGCTTGCGGGTAAACCTCTTCTTCGACAACAATCTCTGTGACGTGACCCATAGGATCACGACAAAGCACAAAGCGGTCCAGATGGATGACCCTGATTCCTTGCTCTGAGACGTAGAGCAAGACGTTGCCGCTAACCAGAAGGTGCTTGAAAGCTTCGTGTAAAGATGCTCGGCCATTGGCAGTGTCAAGCACCCCCATCACAGCGTGCTCTACTTTGACCAGCGCTGCATCAAGTTCGGTCTTGACTTGTGGCCCAGCTTCTGCAACACGCAGTGCTAGGTCATCAATTTCCAGCTTGAAGAACGGAGCGTTAGGCGGAAACAAAGTGACGAGCAGTTTGTTGCTCAGAAAATTTGTGCCGCGTGCGCCGAAACTTTGGTATGGCGTTTTTAAATCGCCCGCCTCACCGCCGTGTGCCTCTGGAATAAGGCCAGGGATAGTGACTTTGCTGCAATCACGAGCACGCTGCAGGTATGAGTCACGGTTAACAGCCAGCTGGTTGTACCTGGCCGCCGCAGTTCGGCTGCCCGGCATGCCCATTGGCTTGGACTGCCGGTCGACGTTGGAAGTCAGGTTCAGTTTCATTAAGGTCTGCCGGGAATAGAGAAGCCGCCGCCGTAACCAGCGATGTCAGCTCGCATTGAGCGGCGACCGCGACCGCGGCGTCTGATGTTGATAGGTGTTTGCGAGTTTGATGGCACGCCAAGCGATGCTGACGGCGATGATGCTGCGCCTTCTTGCGATGTTGTTGGTGCTGCCGGTGCTGCCGGTGCTGCTAGTGCAGCAGCAGGCGCCATTGCTGTCGGGCTTGGAGCAGGTGGTGCTGGCCGCTGCGTCATTGCTAGCTGTTCTTGGTAGCGCTTCTCCGAAGCAGCTTGCGACGCTTCAAACTGTCGCTTCTGTTCTTCCATTTGTTCTCGTTGCCGCGCCATGTTTTCGCGGTGCCGCCTATCAGCAGCTGCACGATCACTTGAACTCGGCCCGCCGCCACCGCCGCACATAATTAATCAGCAGAATTTTGCTCATCGTAAATGCTGTGGAGCATGCGCACCACTGCACGCCTGCCGACATACATCCAGATCTCTCTGTCATTCCATTCAGGTAGCGGACAAAGTTCAGGGACTGCGTCGTCTAATTTCTGCAGCAACTCAGGGCTGATGTCTGGCCAATCACTGTTAGACATTTGCGCTTACCTCACATAAGTCTTGCTCTTGCGAAGGATGCCACAGGATGAGCTTCTGCTGCTCCATGTCGTAATCACCGTGCCGCAAGATGCGTGTCATGCGTGCGGCTAACAGTGCATCGGTAAAGGTTTTGCCTTTCTTCTGATAAGCCTTGACCACAACAGGCCACATCTCACGCAGTGTTGTAGTTGTGCCCAAAATTTTGTCAGCTGTTTTAGGGCCAACGCCTGGCAAACCATCAACGTTGTCGACCCTGTCGCCTGTCAATGCTTGCGTCATCCAGCTGCGATCAGCCTCGTTTTTGCTGATGTTCCAGACCTTGTCATTTACAAGCAACTTGCCCGGCACGGTCTTCATGTCTTTGTCTGGCGAGACAATGATTGGGTCGTTGACCTGGCCTGACGTGGCAAGCAACCCCATGACGTCATCAGCTTCAAGCTGACCCATGGTCACGCCGTTGTATGTCACAGCCAGGTAGTCATAAACCTCACGCAATGCCATCGGCTTGCGCTTACCAATGCGGTTGGCCTTGTACTCCTGGCTTAGTTCATGGCGAAACGTGGGGTAGCTGCTTAAACAAATGCGCACGTCTTGATCTTGTGTGACGTTCATCCAATACCCAATTTGTTGTGACGCCCTGGCCTTGGCTTCGACTGGGTTAACTGTCAACGTGTGGCACCACTCAGTCCATTGCGTTTCTGTCTCGCAACTGGCGCAAGTTTTGTAGCCGAGCCAATCGCCGTCAATAAGTAAGGTCATGTGCCAAAGAAATGAGACATAGGGATAGTTAGCCGGCCTGATTCATGGTCATACAAAAGTTTGTCGACCGGTCCAGTAGTGCCACAGAACCTGTTCTTAAGCACGCGCAGTTGCAATTCACTGCGCTCTGCTGGGTCGCCTTGCTGGTTTCTCTCGCAACCGACAACGCAATCCGACAGCTGTGCAATCGCATGGCTGCCACGCAACTGAGACAGGCTGGTCTGTGCACCTTCCTCATGGCCGCGGCCTTCCGGTCGCTTGAGGTGTGACACCAGCACCAGGCCAATGCCTGTCTGCTCCACTACCTGTCGCAGCTTGGTGCACACCACGTCTAAAGCTCGCCGCTCATCCAAATCTGCAATGCCACTGACCACGATGGTGAGGTGATCAAGGAACACAACGTCAACACCCTCGACGTCGGCCAGGTACTTGATCTGTTCGACCATCCGGTCAGGATCCATCGATCCGAAATGGTCATAGAGGAACAGTCGGCCACCACCAAACAAGGAATGGAACGCAGTCTTGACCTCATCAGCCGGCACCATGTCAGGGTCCAGGTGCAATGGCTTGTTGACCTCAATGCCAACAATGCCTTGCATCGTGCGCTGCAGTGACTCCTCCAGCGACAGCATCCCAACCTTGAGCCCGCACCGCAGGAAGTGGTGAGCCAACTCACGACACACAGACGACTTGCCAGTGCCCGAACCAGCTGTCACCGTCACCATCTCGCCCTTTCTAAAACCACGCAGGCAGCTGTTCAGCTGTGGCCACGGCAGGTCGCACACCTTGGTTGCGCCTGGCTTGACCATCTCTTGGTACAAGTCAGCAGC